ACGTCAGAGTCATAGCTGATACTGATGGTGTGCATATCGCATTTGGTGCTAATCCTACTGCAACCACAAGCTCAACATATCTCGCAGCGAACAATGATGAGATATTTAAAATTGATGGCGGTATGAAAATTGCTGCGATTGTGGCAAGTTCTACAGCTAATCTGTATATAGATGAGTTAAGTGAATGAGTAGAAAGATAGGACATAATCAAATATTTCACTATCATAATCCCACAGGGGAGTTTGCAATAGAACACATTGAAAATATACAACCCCTTATTGACTCGAACAAACGACTACAACAGGAAGATCATCTCAAATCGGATGATTTTAGGTTATCTGCAAGGATTCCTATGACTGTGTACTATGAATGGAAAAGAAAATTTGGGGTTGATTTATTTAACCCAGATCACAAACAGGGTGTGAAAAAACTACTCAATAGCCCTGAATATAAATATCTTAAAACGACACAGAGAAGAATATAATGGCAATTTCTACATATTCAGAATTAAAGACTGCAATCGCTAATTGGTTAGACAGAACTGATCTTGATGAGAAAATACCTGAATTTATAGCTTTAGCAGAAGCAAGGCACAGGAGAGATTTCAAGATAAGGCGCATGGAAACAAGAGTAACTGCTAATACTATTGCAGATACAGAATATTATACTTTACCTGATAATTTTGTTGCTATGCGCAATATACAACTTAATACTGATCCAAAAACAGCATTAGAGTATCTAACACCAGAGCAAATGGATAGAGTACAAGCTGGTAGTAAAACAGGTAAACCTAAAGCATTTTCAATTATTGGCAATAATTTTCAGCTCAGACCTATACCAGATGGTATATACGAGATAGAAATGCTTTACTTTAAGTATTTTACAGCTTTGTCAGACAGTAATACATCAAATGATATGCTTACTTTTCACCCAGATGCTTACTTGTATGGTTCGTTAGTAGAAGCAGAGCCATATTTATTCAACGATAAAAGATTACAAACTTGGGCAAGTCTTTATGACAGAGCCAAACAAGACATCATCTCATCAAACGAAAGAGATAGGCACTCAGGAGTAGCACCAACCACAAGAATTGACTATGGGGCTTATTGATGACCACATGGACACCTCTGACTACAACAAGCACTACTTGGACTACTGTACCTGAAACCGCACAAGGTTACATAGAAACAGAAGATAATTTGTTTTTGATTGCTACCGAAGATAACGAATTAATACAACAAGAAGATAGGACAGATATATCTCCTGATAATTGGCAAGATGTACCAACAACATCGACAACGACTTGGACAATACAATAAATGGCAACTAAGAAGATTTCAGATTTTACCGCAACTACGACACCATCGAGTGGCGCAGAGTTTGTTATTGTACAATCTAGCTCGAATCTTAAAGTAACACTCGCAAACATAGCTGCTAACATGCCTGATTTAACAGCAACGAGTGTAGTATCTTCTGGAACAGTTACCGCAACAGGTGGATTTGTTGGGAACTTGACAGGAAATGTTACAGGTAATTTAACAGGTGTTGCAAGTTCTGCCACAGCTTTAGCCACAGGTCGTACAATAGGTATGACAGGCGATGTTACTTGGACATCAGCAAGTTTCGATGGATCAGGAAATGTTACAGGCACATCGGCTATCGGCACAGGGGTTATAGTGAATGCAGATGTCAATACGAGTGCAGCAATAGATGCAACCAAAATACACGATGGGACTGTGTCTAATACAGAATTTGGTCATTTAAACAATGTTTCCTCAAATATACAAACACAATTAGATGGTAAAGCATCAACAAGTTTTGTGCCTACTGCTATCACAGTTGCGGATGAGTCGTCAGACACGACCTGTTTTCCACTCTTTACAACAGCAGCGACAGGCGACTTAGGACCAAAAACAGCATCAGGGTTAACTTTTAATTCAAGCACAGATGTATTGTCAGGTACATTTTCAGGAAATATTACAGGCAATGTAACAGGAAATGTAAGTGGCACGTCAGGTTCGACCACAGGAAATGCAGCGACAGCTACAGCTTTGCAAACTGCACGAAATATTGGTGGTGTTTCTTTCGATGGTACAGCAAACATTGATCTTCCGGGTGTCAATGCAACAGGCACACAGAATACATCAGGACAAGCTGGTACTGTTGAAAGGACAAGAGGTAGAGATTACAAATCAGATTGGGGAAGCTCATCTTCTCCTATATCGTTTGAAGTCAAAGTAATTACCAAAACATCAGCACACCCATATACAGGGGTAGGATCAAGTAACGCATATACGATTGATGGAGTTGAGGGTGCTGTTTTAAACTTTGATGGCGCAGATACAGGTAAAACTTATTACTACAGATTTGACCAATCAGATGCTAGTAACGATGGACACCCACTAAGATTTTATTTAAAAGCAGACAAAACGACAGCTTATACAACTAATGTAACAACCAATGGTACACCCGGCACAAGTGGAGCATATACACAAATACAAGTAGATGAATATACACCCAATCTCTTATATTACCAATGCAGTAGTCATGCACACATGGGTAATTATATACATCACATTTCTAATATGTGTAATAGTAATGGGGTACTCTTTAAAATGCCTACTGCTGATGGCTCAGCAGGTCAGATAATACAAACCAATGGTTCAGGAGTTTTATCATTTACAGCAGCAGGTGGCACAAGTCCAACAGTTACAGGAGTTACGCCATCAGCTATTGGCAATACTGCAACATCGCTTGTAATTGCAGGTACAGGTTTTGTAATCACACCTAATGTAGAATTTATTAACTCATCAGGAGTTATAACGTTACCGAATAGTATCGTTAGAGATTCGGCTACACAGCTTACAGTCAATGTAACACTACCTACAGATGGCACATACTTTATCAGAGTTGAAAATCCTGATGGATTAGCAGCAAGGTCAAGTTCTGCAATACTTACAGTATCAGATGCACCAACATGGAGTACATCTGCTGGGAGTCTTGGAAGTGTAGCAGCAGGTGCGAGTGCGAGTTTTTCAGTAACAGCGACTAGTGATAGTACAGTTGCGTATTCTGAAACCACAAGTGTTTTAACAAGCAACACAGATACACCTGCGAGTACCATGAATTTATCGCTTAACTCATCGACAGGTGCAATCACAGGCACAGCACCAGCAGCGACAAGTGAAACCACATATAATTTTACAATTAGGGCAACAGATGCCGAATCTCAGACATCTGATCGTGCGTTTAGTATAAGTGTAACTGTTGGTTTAAATAACAGTATAACATTCCAGAACCCATAGGAGATAATAGATGTCAGCATACTTATCAAGAACACCATCATCAGCAGGTAATAGAAGAACCATGACTTGGAGTTTTTGGATTAAATTTAACAGAGGAGAAAACGCATCATACTCATCAGCAGAACCAGCAATTATGTTGTATGGAGATGCACAAAGCGGTTATCCAGCACATAGAATTGCTTTCTATCAAGGTAAAGCATTTTTTTATTCAGCAGATGATGCTGCACAAAATGGGAAGGTAGCTATGGAGTCAGGAGATATTAGATTTAGAGATCCTAGTGCATGGTATCATTTTGTTTATACTCTTGATACCACTGCTGGTAGTGCAGCAGCAAGACAAAGAGTTTGGGTCAATGGTGTCGCAGCAGAAGTCAATGGCAGTGGTGGTTGGGTTCAAACTGATGCCGGGCAAAATAAAGACACAGATCACAATGGAACAGAAACAATTTACATAGGTAAATATGCTTCAAATAATTACTTTGATGGACAGATAGCTGATTATCATTTTATAGATGGTCAAGCTAAAATACATACAGACTTTGGGCAGTTTGATAGTACATCGGGAATATGGAAACCTAAAAAATACTCAGGCACATTTTCAGGTAACTCATTTTATCTCAAAGGAGAAGATTCTAGCAATATAGGACTAGACTCATCAGGACTTAGCAATAGTTTTGCTGTATCTAACACTAATGTTTACCAATCAGAAGATACTCCAAGCAATAACTTTGCATTATTAAACTATGACAATAGTCGTAAAGATGCTATTGGCAGAATAATTAATGGTGGTTTAACTATTAAAAATGATAATCAAACATACGGAACTGCATCAGCAACACTCGCTGCATCTAAAGGTAAGTGGTATTGGGAAGCAAAAGCAACAGGAGCTGGTGGTTATATTTATGTAGGCTTTTGTGTTTTTGGAGATTTTAAATCAACAAATAAAAGAAGCCTAGATCCAACATCACAAACTGATAATTCATCATGGATGTTTATGAGTAGTACAAATTCAAGTAATCAACTCAAAAAAGTTAAACATGATAATTCAGATGTTTTAACATCATTCGGCCCAACCATAGCACAAAATGATATTATCCAATGTGCATTAGATTTAGATAATGGTAAATGTTGGTGGGGTGTTAATGGAACGTGGTTAGATGGTGGTAGTGGTACAGGTGTTCCAGCTAGTGGCACA